AAGTGATTTCTACCTCACCTCCTGCTGGATGACTGAACTTGGCGGCGGCTTTTTCATCGCTCCTGCAAGTCCATTGGATCTTTCCTCCTGCTTGCTGGAACCTAGCTAATGCGGCGTGACTCTTTAGAGCAGGACGGTTCTGGATGATGTCGTACTCGGCGGCTACGGATGCCGGGTGCTTTCCTTCAGCCTGTGCAATAAGCATCAGGGCAACGGCTTGCTCTTGGCTACGGATTCCAAAGAGTCCGCTGCGAGTGATGGCAGAAGCCATCTTTTCAATATCCGATACAGGAATCGGTGCATATTGACTTGTCGTGACAAGTTGACTATTATTCATGTGCGGTATGCGTGGTTGCTTCTGCAAAAGACTGGCGGGGGAGTTAGTTCATGTCTCCCTCGCCAGTTACTTTTTAGTCCTTCTTGGTTTTGCGGGTGGGCTTGTTCATCTTGCTCATGGACTTCTTGCCCTTCATCATGGGCTTGTCCTTGGCTTCGGACATCATCATCTTCTTTGAGGTCTTTTTCATCTGCTTGGTGTCGATTAGTGTGTGGTTTAGTTGTGGTTTTGTCTGCAATTTATTGCGGATCAAATTCTTGAGTTCGGTAAGCATTAGGAAACTGACGTTTCGTTGTTGATGCTGTCCTGAGTAAGGGTGAGCGTGTCGGCGGCGGCGGTTTCGGTGACGAGAGAATGAACCTTCTGAAGAAGGTCAAGGTCAATCGTTCCGAGTGCGTTTGCGATTTCCTGTGCGGTCTGGTTTAGTGATGCGAGGTTTGGCATGGTTGTGTGTTGGTTTAGGGTTTGGTTCTCTTTCAGCGGAATTGCTGCAAGAAATATGTGTTTTCATTAGTGGCAGCCCCAAGCTCGGAGGCTTTTGTTGATACGGGAATTGGGATCTTTCTTTTTGGCTTCTCCTGTCATCTTTGCCTTCATTCCTTTCATTCTGGCACAGAATGAGGCTTTGCGTCCTGCGTCTGCCTTTGTCTTGGGATTAGGGGCTGGAGGCTTTAGATGCCCTCCCGTTGCTTTATTGTAAGAGGCGCGGCCCTTTGCGTTGAGTCCTCCCTTTTCGGATTTTCCTTCCTTTCTCTGCCATGCTGGTGTTTTAGCCATATTATTTCTTCTTAGCGGTTTTCTTGCTGTCGCGGAAAGCCTTGGCGGTTGGAGCACCCTTTGATCCCGGCTTTCTCATCTTCTCACCTGATCCAGCGGCGATGCGTTTCTGTTTAGCGTGAATTCGGTCGTATAGTCCCTTGTGTTTCATTTGAAGATTATGGCCAAGGTGATGAGAATTGAAATCAAAATCGCACTAGCGTAGAATCGCGCACTCATGCATTTGTGGGGTTCTGGTCAAAGTAATTCTTGAAGACGCGGACTGCGAACTGACTCATGGAACGTTCATCTGCAGCGGCGGCGGCGGCGACTTTGGCTTTCAAGTCAGCAGGGAAATAGAGTCCGAGGAAGACATTCTCCCTTTCTTTGGTTTCGTGCGTGGTTTTGGTGGGTGTTTCTTTTGAGTTCATAGTTGAAAAGTTGGATTGTATGGAAGCGGCGGCGGCAATCAAGTTTTATTTTCTATTATTTTTGAACCTTGGTGAGGGTTGAAGATGGCCGTTGCATTGAAGGCGCATCAGGAACGCGCTCCAGTTGAGAAGGGGGGATTCTCCGTCATACCATTTCGCGGAATAGTCTTGAGTGGCCCTGACCCTGCGCTGGATGACTTCAAGGTCGGCGGCGGCGGTAATTTTACTCTTCTTCATTGTAGGAATCACGATCTGGGGTGAATTGGGATTCGATTTCCTCAGCATCAATTTCTGCATGACATTTGGGACATTCCTCTTCCCACAATCCTGTTCCGGGATAGTAGTGAACGGGGAACTCATGCTGGCACTCTTCATTCTTGCAGGTGTGGTCAATAGTCATTGCGGCGGTTTTATAGTTGAAAGATCCGGTCTAGGTGAGAGTCAAGAGCATCGGCGGCGGCGGTTTCGCTGGCAAGGATCTCTTTCAATCTCTTTTCTAGGATTACGGTTAAAAGGTGGATTTCCTTTGCTCTTGCGGCGGAGATTTTAATGGTGGACAACCCGTGATGTTTGGCTTGTGATATTTCACAACGGAGCAAGGGTTCAATGTTTGCGACAAGCTCGGCGGCGGTTCTGATGGCGGTTTTCGTTTGGTCTGGTTTCATTAGATCATCGCTTTTAGTTTCTCGATTTCTTCGGACATGCGGTCGGTGTTGTGTATTAAGCGGGCAAGAATAGCCTCTAGGGACATATCCTGCTCGGGTTCTTGATCATGCGTTTGCTGGTCGTTTGCGGCGGTTTCTGGCGTGGTTTGCGTGGTCATGGTGTGCGTGGGTTGGGTGTTGGTTGGTTGCTTTTCATGCTTCGGTTATTTAAGAAATATGCAGTCTTTCCAAATTCCCTCAATATGAAGGGGGTGGAGATAATGCTGTTCATAGGTTTTTCCTTTTCCGGTTTCGACATAATAACTTGCGTCATAATCTCGGAGAAGTTTTCCAATAATAACTCTGTCATGCATGACAAGTCGGACTCTGGTTTCGATTAAGTGATGGGGGCTTTCGGTTTTCATGGTATGAGGTCGGGTTGGGTTTCTGTGTTGGTGGTTTTCTGCGGTGGTTCTGGTGGTAGGGGTTGCCCTGCTAGGTTGAAGGGCATCTGATCCTCTGGGATGAGTTGGAACTGGTGGCGGGGGTCTGGTTTCATAGGGTGACAAGTTCACGGGATACCCATCGGGTTTCTCCTGCGGTCGGGTTTTCTCTCATAGTCAAAAGAACCTTTTCGCCCTCGTCTAGCATCATAAAAACCTGCTCGCCGGGGTTAAAGGTCAACTTATACGGGGCAAGGCAATCGGGCCAGAACGTGACGGGTTCGCGGAGTGTGACTTTTTTCATGGGGTTACTTTGTAGCCTTGTCTAGTGCGTTTATAAGCCTTCCCTTGATCATCGCGCCATCGTCCATGTGTCCATATAGAGGGTGGCAAATCTGGGAAAGGGTTTTCTGTACGGCATCTGATAGGATTCGTATTCGGTGCTGTGCGTCTATTCTGGTCTGTCGTTCGTCGTGCAGCTTTTCTTCTAGTGTTTGCGTTTCCATGTGTTTCTCCTTCGGTGTTGTGGGTTGTGGATCAATAAAAGGTTGCGTTGCGGGGCGTGGAATAGTTTTGGGCGTACTCTGTAAACCTTCCCATGCGGCGCACGGGGGCGTTTCCTGTGTGTCTTTGCTCTTTCTCCGTGGTGATTTCAAACCCTGCAAGGTTGGCTGCGTGGAAAAATCGCGGTGCGTCGCAATCTTCTTCTAAGTACGCAATGCCCCTTGAAAGGTAAGAAAAAGAGCTAATCTGGTCGGCAATCTTTAACTCTCGGATAAGTGAAGCGTTTACTGCACACCAAGCGTGTCCCGGATCGGTGATCCATTTAACAGAGCAAGTGCGGGTTTTTGGTGGATAGGTTGTTGTCATGGTTTCGGGGTGCTGTGGGTTATTTCAGAAGATTAGGGGTTGGGAACAAGCCTGGGGGGATTCCCTCGTCGTTTCGGGCCTGTTCCCATTGGTGGGAGAGGTCGCGGAGTTCATCCATCAAGCGGTTCCTCTGCTGGTCGTGGATCTCAAGGATCTTTTCGACTCCTCGGATAATGTGCATGATTTCGGTGCTTTTCATAATGTTAGTTATTTTCTTTTTTTTCGTAAGCTTCTCTGACATCCATCAAAGAAGATTCAACAGCGGTAAGTATGAATGACTCTAAATCTTTTTGCGTTAAATCTCCGTTGTGTTTCCAAGATAATGCGGCAATGTCATCATCGTGGAACATAACTTTTATTTTGATATACTTATATTGGCTCATATGTTAGTTGTTGGCAAGGTAGGCAAGACGGGCAGCGAGGATTGCTAGAAGGGCAAGGAATAAGCAGGAGAGCGTCACAAGTTGGCGCAAGTGCTTTTCGTTCCGGTACTGGACAAGGGCTGGGCTTGGGTGGTTCATGGGATTAGTCAATGCAGATGGAAATTCCGCGGGAATAAAAGGCATGCACGCTTTCCCCTGCCGGGATATCGGTCGGCCTGATAAGGTAGAGGGCGCACCCTCTTGGGTCTGTCTGCTGGTAGTGGGTCACTCCCTTACCCTCTAGGATTTCGGCAAGGCGTTTCAATGCACCTTTTTCTTTGTCAGGGTAGGGCCTGCGATTAGTGCGATCTCTCCATGATGTGACCAAAAAAGGTTTTTCCGTTAATTCTTCGCGCTCAACATGGAAGCTTGTCCCGTGTTCGTTACCTGTTCCGCATTCCAATTCATGCCAGCGGTGAAGGGTGCGTTCTATTTTCAACAGGCGATCAGTATCGTCCATTGTGAAGCCTAGCATGGCGAGGCTTTTGATAAGGTGGGTGTAGCGTTGGGCGGTGCGTTTGTTCATTGTGTTCTCCTTTTGGGGTTGGGTTGTGGGTGGTGGATTATCGGGTCAAAATCTGATTTTCTGAAAAGATCCCTTTGCAAGGGATGACAGAAAAGGGGACGCTCTTTTCATTCCACCATAGTCCGATTCCATTTTGGAACCTGTGAACTGCGGTGACATTGTGTCCATTCAATTTCCATTCTGCCTTGAAAAAGACGGATGTGGATGCAATTTCTCCCGCCGTTGTGGTGGTGGGGATTTCTTCGTTCGGTGTCGTGGTGTTCGTGGTGTTGTTCATTACAGGGAACAGGATAAAAGATTCTGCAAAGGATTGCAACATCTTTTTTCATATTGGAGAAACTTTTTTTTCATCATGGGGAAAGATTTTTCCCAAGTTGGCACACTTCTTGAAAGTTTCCAAAAGCATCTTTCAAAGGGTATCATCTACCACGAAGGCATACTAAACTCGTCTGCGGGCATCCTCGTGCGTTTTAGAGGCACTAATCTTTTCACCCTTTTGTATCATCTTTTAGAATATTTTATATGCACAGATTAGATTTCATGCTTGACTTTTCACCCATCCAATCCTTTATAATACCGAGCGCAGCAGGCGCGAGGTTTCAACAGTGACTCCACTCTGAGATAGTCAATCCTTCCCACACTATCCCAAAAAACTCCGAGAGTGACTGACCCTAAGAAAGGGCACGTTGGCTTTCGGTGTGTCTCTACGTTGACAAGTAAACTTTACCTCGTAAACTCCTCACCCATGAAAAAGCGACCACTCAACACAAGGCAAAAGCGTTTCGTTGATAACTACGTCATCAAGGGACTATCCATCGCTGAATCTGTTAGGCGTGCCGGGTACATAGTCCGTTCCGACAGATCTGAAGATTACAGTTCAGTAGGATGCAGACTCTTGAAAACACCTCGTGTCTCATCAGAGGTTCAGAAATTAAGAGAGAAAGCCTTCGAAAAAGATGCTCTATCTCTAGCTGAAAAGCGGTCATTTCTTGCTCGTTGCGTTCGCACTCCAGTGGGGGAACTCCACGAAGGGAGCGACCTTGCTCAGGAGCTAGTTATCACCGAAGGCAAAGAGGGAACTTCAAAGAGGGTAAAAGGCGTAGACAAGCTGAGAGCGATCGAGATTGATTCCAAGATAGCCGGGGATTTCTACGCAGACCGGGAGCCTCAAGCGCAAAACCCGTTCCTGTTCATCGTCTCGCTTAGTAAGACGGAAGCACAGGGGGAAAGGATTCTACCACCGTCAGGTTCTGTCATCGAAGCGCAGACTCTTCCAGCAGAGTAGGCTCTCTTTCCAAGGAATCTCTTACGGGTGGGGGGACCCCCTGCCACCCCCCCCTATATGGCGGTCGCATGCGACAGGCCCCAATGAAAAAAAATCCTATATTGGGAGTTTCCCTATTTAAAAGATCCTTTTAGGATATGGAGTAGATGCAAGTTGAGTTGACAGGTAGGAGGGTAAATTGTAAAGATGGTATTAATGACATTGAGATACCCACCTGAGGATTTTAGGAGGCCGAGTATAATGTTGTTGAGGAGTTTGGTGCATGAGTTGGGAGAGGGGGTGAGTAGTGATCCGGGAGGGTATGGAGGGATGAAGCAGGAGAGGAAGAGGTTGACGAAGGTATTGAAGGAGAAGATAGAAGATCCTAGGTTGAGTGATTGGGATAGGGATATGATTAGGAGTTTGGAATAGGCTTTACAAGGTCTGGGAGGGTCTGTAGCGTGTTTTGATTATGACTGAAGGTGAATTACTCATTACGCTTTTGAATGCGGCTACGATTGGTCATGTATTGCATTTGAGGAGTCATAGTTATTCTGAGCATAAGGCGTTGGAGAAATTTTATACTGGCATGCCTGATTTGGTGGATGGTGTGATTGAGGCATGGCAGGGTAGGCATGGGATGTTGATTGATTACCCTGATCAGGAGGTTGAGATTTCTGGCAATAGGGATGCTTTGGAGTATGTGATGTTTTTGAAGGTATTGTTGGAGGAGGAGAGGTATGTGTTGGGTGAGGAGAGTGAGATTCAGAATTTGGTTGATGATATTGCTCAATTGATTGATTCGACTATTTACAAGCTGACATTCCTTAAATAAATTTTGGGGGAGGCAATGAGGGCTGGACTGATAAACCAGAGCGACCTGATCCTCCCCCGACCATTTTCCTAGACAAGAAAAAAAATTTCGTTAAGCTACGCTCATTATGCCCTGTCCTCCGCAAGTCCCTATCAGCATTATCGCTCCTGTAGCTGGTGGTCAGGGGCCGTTGATTTGGCAAAATGGGAATCAGATTACGAGGTTGACGAAGCCTTTGAATCCTAGCTGGCTTGTGTATGATGGCAGTCAGACTAGGTGGGGTGACGGGAGTGCTGCTGCACCTATTTACCTTCCGAATCTTCAGCAGGTTGCTTCTACGAGTATTAATTATGGAGTTGGTTTGACTCCACAAGGGCAGGTTGCGGCTTTTGCAAATACTACTGTTAATCCCAATAATGCTTTGGTTACTGCTACAGGCAGTACTACTCCTAGAACGCTAGCCAACCGCTTCGCTGATGTGGTCAACGTTAAGGACTTCGGTGCTAAAGGTGACGGCACTACTGATGATACGGCTGCAATACAGTCTGCTTGCGATTACGCTAAAACAAATGGAAGAACTGTAAAAGTTGTTGCTGGTACATATCTTATTTCTTCAAGTATTTTTGTTCAATCTAGTTTTATTGGTGATGGTGAAAAATCAACTGTATTTTTGCTTAAAACTGGAACGCAATTTATTATTCCAGCAATTATTGCAACTGGAATAGGATATACTGCGCCAGTTTCTTCGTTTGTATTCAGTTCTAATTTCAACAATACTTATTATTATGCTTCAGTTGGGGGTATTTTAGCTTTACAAACAGCAAATAATAGGTCTTGCCCTTGGGGAGTAGAAATCTCTGGCTTTGGAATAACTTCACAATCAGGAGCAAGAGATACAGTTCAACAAAATGGTTTAATTCTACAACATATTGCCCATGTAAATATTTCAACAATAGAAATAAGTAATCTTAATGGGTTTGGCGTTGTTGAAGACGGTCTTCAAGATTGTGTTGTAAGTAACATAAGTGTTGAGCGTTGTGGGGCTGGAGTTGATGGAGCATCTAAAAGTATTTCGACAACAGCACAATATGTTATTGATCAATTTTGGTCTGCTGGAGGATTTGATTCTACTGCAAGAGTTACACATACCTATATTCAAGCTGAAGAATCAGTTTGGCAAAATATGTATGTTGGCATTACTGGCAGTTCAGGAGCAGGAAGGGGTGGGTCAACGGAAAATACTTATGTAGGCATTCATATTGAACCAAAACTTAGTAACCCTTATGACAACAGTTTTGTTTCTGGACTTTTAGATACATGGGTTGGAGGAAGTTTAGCAAATTATAATGTAACTATTGCTGTTGGAAGAACCAAGTTTATAGGAGTAGATGCAGGAGGTACTAATTGGCTAATTAAATCTGATGCGGCAGAAAGTGCATTTTTCTCTAATTGCATTGCCGTAAATTTC